AGCAACATTTCCACCCTGCTACTAGATTTTTTGCAACTACAAATAATCGTAGGTGCTTTTTCTTTACTGCTACTCCTCGCATTAGCAACGATAGCGAACAAGTTGGGATGAATGATGAGTATGTTTATGGTAAAGTATTGGAGCAAGTTCCTGCCCCAGATCTAGTAGATAAGGGATATATCTTACCACCTAAAGTTGTAATTAAGAAACTAGAGATGATAAGAGATAGGAAAGCAAATTGCGATGATGATGCTGATAATATAATCAAGACAATTGATGACCAAAATGTTAACAAGATCTTGATATGTGCTAGAAGAACAGCACAGATTACCAATATGGTTAGTGATAGTAAACTTACCACAGAGTTATATGCTCGTGGATATAATTGGATGTACATCACTGCCAAAACTGGTGCTGTTATCAATGGTATCAAGGTAAGTCGTGAGGATTTCTTTACTACTTTGAATACATGGGGCAAGGAAGATGATAGAAAGTTTATTGTTATGCACCATAGTATTCTATCAGAAGGGGTGAATGTATCGGGATTAGAAGCAGCATTGTTTCTACGCAACATGGACTTTATCACAATATCTCAAACTATTGGTAGGGTAATCCGCAAGGGTGGTGAAAACAAACAGTTTGGTATAGTTTGTGTTCCAGTATATGATAGAGTTGGTATCACTACATCTAAAAGTGTGAACGCAGTTGTTGATACTATCTTCAATAGAGGTGAATGTAAGTAAGGGGGGACGCATAAATTGTCCCTACAGTGAGAGACAGTTACAGGTCAAACTACTCTGACATTCATCTTAATTAGACTTGGTAAACAAGTTAGCATAGATGATACTACTGGGAGACCCGAACAGGAATCCAACCCAGTTAAGATGGCAAGATTATTATTAGTCTTGTAAAAGTAGAAGCAGAGACATGACGTTTGATTAAAAAAATTTACCTGTAATGTCTCTCCCACTAAATCACACTTATTGGACAGGTTTATGTCAACTTTATCTGAAAGAATTGCAGACTGGACACAAACCTACTGCGATACTTTAACAGAAAACTATAAACAACACTCTGTAAGAATGTATCAAACTTATACATCTGACCATGCTAAAGAGCAGTTGGAAAGTATAAAGAATGGTACTGCTAATCTTACCAAGTTTGTTATAAAGAATGGTCGCAAATATTATAAGATCATGCAACACGAATTCGATACATTTCAAGATAGAAATGAATATAGAGAAGGAAGTGTTCATGCCTTTGTTGATAAGAATACAGGAGAAGTATTCAAACCAGCATCATATAATGCACCAGCAAAGCACGTTAGATATGATTTAAGGATCATAAATGATCGTGTTAAGTTACATGATCCCAGATATACTGGGTGGTCAGGTGGTTATCTCTACATGAGATAATCATCCTTTTTATTATACACAAAGGGGGACACATAAATTGTCCTCATAATGTACACCTAATGAGTACAATGCTAAATTTTCTTGCTGATGTATTATATGATTTCTGCACATTAAATTCATTAGAAGTTATGTCAGCAGATGATCTATTATATACATCAAATCTAACAGAATCTCAACGTGATTGGTTAAACAATTACATTGAAGTTTGGGACATTATTGTAACACAAGAGGACTAATCATGCTTAAAAATGTTAATCGCTACACAAGAGCAGGTAGATTTGGTAAGCAAATTACATGCCCTAAATGTAATCATACAGAGACAGTTTACCACTTTGCGTGGTCTGCCTGTGGATGTTTAGGTTGCAAAGAGTACATTAACAAGGAAGATTTCCTTGTGGAGGTATAAACAATGAAGTGGGAAGTTAAGTTATACATAGGCGGCACAATCTTTGAAGAGATTGTTATTGCTAGGAACATGAATGATGCTAAACAAACAGCATTAGCACGTAATCCTACCGCTAGATTTATATCTTGCACCGCTACATTTAAGTAACAACAAGGGGGGACGGTTAAATTGTCCCTATAGTGAGGGAAGCAATTCCCACAGTTTATTTTCAGACTACATGGCAACTCGTAGACGCACTTCAGCAACTAAAACCGCTAAAACTGCAACTGCAAGTATTACCAAAAAAG